TCTCGTACACCAATCGGCATACGAGATAGAGTTCTTAGCTTTAGATAGTTTGGTTCTACTATTTTGAAAGCAGAACCTTATATCTAATTCGGGTCGTTTCTTCTTAATCGCAAGATGTTTTCGTCTATCTTCTTTGGAGAAGTAGCCCTTCGTTTCAACAATGAAATTGTCGAGAATAAAGTCAGGCTTGTAGCAGCAAGTAATTTCATAGTCAATGCTGATTGTTTCATAGGTAAATACAATTTTCTTTTTAGTTAAGTTGTCAGCAAACGTAGCTTCAAACTTACTCTTGTATTTAGAAGTCGGCTGCTGATGACGCAGTGCTTTTCTCTTCATAACTACTCGGTGCTTCTGCTTGAAAGTCTGGGCTGCCTGTCCATTCAACGTGCTTTCTAACTATGACTTGTAAAGGTTGGCATCTTATACCGACACCATTAGCACCTGCGTCATAGCCACTACACTTCATAGACATCTGCCCTTCTGTCATAGGACTAATCTTTTCATACTGTTCTTTTTCTTCGTCTGTCATTAGACGTAGTGGGTCTTCATTAGCCCAGAAAGTAACAGGTGGATTAGTCCATACTTCTCCATTTTGTTTTACTCCACCAGCTTTCTTGCTTGTCTTGATGACTAGGTAATCATCTTCTAAGTAATAAGGTAGTGCAGGTTCGCCAAACTTATTCTTGGTAAGAGTAAACTTTCTATCTGGATAATGTTCTTTTAATGAAACCTTCCATCTATCAAGTAGTTCTTCTAGCTGTGAGTAGATATGTTCTACTGCATCAACTTCTCTACCCATACTGTCTTTCATCATTATGCCTTTCTTGATAAGACATTCTGCTTTATATTTCTTGATACCCTTGTACTCGTCAGGGGTTACAAGATATGAATACCTAAAATTAGTAGGGTTAGGTGTGACTATCTTAATAGTCTCAGCCTTGAGTTCTTCCATGTTTGTTACCTTGGTTTGGTTTCCGTTTTATTGCGTCTATAAAAGACGTTCCCTAACTATACCTTGATCTCTTGTCATGTAAATATATATGGTGCTGTCAACACATCTGTAATGTTATAGTCTCCCATATCTAGTGCTGCTGGTAACTTACTTGTATCGCTTAATTGTTGTGTTGTTTGGTGGTATAGATTATCAAGATTGTTGTCACTATAAATGTTAAAGAAACTTTGCTTTACACATTCGATAAATCTTTGAAGCTCACTAGCTGGACTGCCATAGCAATCATGTATAACACAAAAGTTTTTTAGTCCATGCTTACTAGCTTCAACTAAACTCATGTGACAATGTGCAGCATCAAGACTATGAATATAATTACTAGGAAAACCCTGTGCCTGTTTGCGTTTATCTACCTTAGTTGTATCAGGTTCAGCCAGACTTAACCTTACACTTGAGTTACTTAGTTTAGTCTTCACTCTTTTAACATCATTCTTGTAGTAGTTTTGTTGTACAAGAAAGCCTGATGGTGTATGCCAAGAGATAGGTTTGTTTTCTTTATTGAAACATAACGCTGTAGTCTGCAAGTACTTTAATACTTTATAGCTTTCTGGGGTTACATATTTAACTGCCTGTTCAATCATGGTTGCTAAATAAAAATTATTCTTAAAATTTTTTGCCATAGAAACATTTTCATTTACAAAATATTTTTCTATGTAGTTAGCTATGCCGAATGTAGTTGAGTTATATGGAATCATAAGTACAGGTTTCTTTATAAACTTTCTAGTCAACATATCTTTTTGTGCATACCAGACTTCAGCCTGTTCAGCTTTGTCATACTTCAATAGCATCAAGAGAACATCAAGTATTTGTTTATATAAATCTTGTGGTTCATTAACATTTTGTAGGTTAACTTTGTTAGCTAGATGTTGATTAGATATAAGACCTGCTATGTGTTGATAGCCATTGTTCGTACCATCAAGACAGCAGACATGATGAGACTTATAACCCCAACCATGAAGCTGATACTCTGACCACTCTTTACACCAAGCAAGAAACTGAAAAGGTTCTTTTGCTTTACCCCAGATACCAACGCTACCAATCGGGTCTTTATAAACTTCTTCAGCAAAGTCAGTACCTTCTATGTAAGCCCACTCAAGTCGTTCCTCATAGGTATGTTTATTCATACCCCAATGGTTTGCACCTGCTATGGCTAACCAATTAAGTTGTTGTTTATTATTAATCGCTACACCTTGATGGAATCTATGTAGCCCTCTAGCTATGTCATTACCTTGTGGGTGGAAGTGTGCAGTAAGTGGGTACATACGACCAGTAAAATCAAACTGATAAACGTGATAAAATTTTTCGTCACAATATCTTTTTGCTGTATCAATCATGGATAGTATTTGATACCGCTTGACCATATTCTGTGCGTTCATATCATGGATTAAAGAAGCTAAGTATCTCCACTCTTTTCGTGCTTCCTTATTGGTATCTATATCGAGTGGTTTTGTTGGCAGTTCTGCAAGTTCCCTATCTATTAATGAACCAACCTCTATTCGTTCCTCCCAACAGTATTCAAGAGTTTCTAATACAAATTGATTTACACCCCAAGCTGTCTGACTCGCCAGAGTTAACGCTTTCAGACTTGTTGTTAAGTCTTCTGCTCGTAGTGTGTTTAGGTAGTCTTGATTAGAACTCTTGATTGCTTTTGTTTTTAATCTGTCTGTAAAGTAACCACCATCATCTATAGACTTCCAAGGTCTAGGTACATCAAGACAAGGTAGGTAGATAGGAAAAGCAGCAATTCTATTTGATCTTCCCTGCCTTATATATTTCATAAACCTATCAGTAAAGACAACATAACTTGTAGTTGCTTTACCTACCCTCTTGTTTACTAGGTTGACCATATTAATTTTTATCATTATCAACTCAATCAACTTAAGCCCAACCTTAAGTTTATTACCCCTTGTCCAAGTCTTAAACTCATGGCCTTTACTGTTCATGTGATAGACCATAAGGTTTCTTTTGTAGCCTTCGTTCTTGGTATCTCTGGTATGTTTCTTTATGTTCTTAAAATGTTTAGGGTCTAGCTCTTCAAACTTAGTAAACCTAAGTTCGTCTTCTAGCATCTGACCTATCTTAAGTGCGGTAGATACAGTTGTCTTTAACTGCGAAGCATTATCTAGTAATACTTTGAAAGCAATAAAGGCAACTACATCTACGTCTGGGAACTGCGAAAGAAACAAAGCAGAGACAGCTTTGACTCCTACCTTACCGCTAAGACTTTCATCTATATGATCTTGTATTGCTTTGCTTAACTTCTGTAATCCTGACTCTATGATGTTGCGAGCATAATAGTTCTCGGACTCCCTGCCCTTCTCTATGTTTTTGTTTTGTTTACTGATCTTGTTATAGGCTGAGATGCTAGAAATACTTTGCTCTAACTCTAGTTGTTTCTTGCTAGGCTCAGTCATTATATTTTTTTTCTAATTCTTTTATAAGCTCTCCTAAAAAACCATAGGCAACTCTCATTCTTGATAGTTGTCTTTTATTTTTAACAGCCTGACCATACATAGTCATCATTGTTTTTGTAAGAGTATCAAATGATTTCTCTTCTGTTGTCATCTTAGGTTTAACCATTAATTCAACACCTCCACATAACTATGTAGTGCTTTAGGTTGTAAGTGTGCATAGATCATGGTGTTCTCTATGTCCTCATGCCCTAACCAATCCTTAATTAGAAGTATCGGAACTCCTCTTTGTGCAAGCCTAGACCCGCAAGTATGTCGGCATAGGTGTATGGTGTAGAACTTCTTATCGGCATAGCCTAAGTCCTTTCTAGCCTTCTGCCATATAGCATTTAGTTCAGAGTAGTTGAGAGTAAATACACTATCAAAATCTTTTTTATTACAACAAAATATTTTCATAATATCTTTTACCCTGTTGGTCATAGGTACAGCTACAGCTTGATCGTTCTTTCTTTCATTAAAGTTGATTTGATTATTGTCAAAGTCAACAAATCTTTTTTCTAATCCTAGTAACTCATTAACCCTGCAACCAAGATCAATAAGACAAGTAATAATATGATGAGACTGTAAGTACTTATAACTCTTTTCATAAATAAAAGATTCATCTTTTAAATAATTAAGAAGCTCCTCCTCCATATCCTTAGTTAGGTAATGAACCTTACTGTTCTTTGTTGGTCTAGGTTTTGGCATCTTAATCATCTCAATAAATCCGTCTTCCTCCATCTCTTGAAGTACGACTCTCAAGTAGCCCATCTTTTGATTAACTACTGCATTACTATTCTTGTGTTCTTGCTTCAGAATATCCATCATCTTGTTAACCATAGGTCTAGTAATTTTATTTACTGGTAGGTCGCCAAGTGCTTTGATGTTGTG